GGACATCCTCAAGGGTGAGTTCTACGCACCTCACGTGTCGATCTGGCACTACAAGCTGGATGACATCGAGGAAGTCAACAACCCGGCCATGTGGCCCAAGGCGAATCCGAACATCGGACTCACCGTCAGCTACGAGACCTACCGTCGAGACGTACAACGAGCCGAGAGTGCTCCCGCTGCCAGGAACGACATCGTCGCCAAGCGCTTCGGGATCCCTCTTGAGGGGCACTCCTACTTCTTCGCCTACGAAGAAACTGTTCCTCACTACCCGGTGCGGAGCTATGGAGGCCAACGTTGTGCTCTGGGCATCGACCTCTCACAGGGCGATGACTTCTGTGCGTTCACTTTCCTCTTCCCGAGTCAAAATGGCAGGTTCGGCATCAAGACTCGAAGCTACATCACCGAGCTGACCCTCATGAAGCTTCCTGGGGCTCTGCGACAGAAGTACGAGCAGTTCCGTGCCGAGGGCACACTTCACGTCATGAACGGCACTGTGCTGGACATGATGGAGGTCTACGAGGACCTTGACCAGCACATCCAGCAGCGAGAGTACATCGTCGACGCCGTTGGCTATGACCCGTACAACGCTCGCGAGTTCATGACTCGATGGGAACAGGAGAACGGTCCGTTCGGCATCGAGAAGGTGATCCAGGGCGCTAAGACCGAGTCTGTGCCCCTTGGTGAGATCAAGATCCTCAGCGAGGAGCGCATGCTGCGATTCGACGAGGCCCTCATGGCCTACACGATGGGTCATGCCATCACCATGGAGGACACCAACGGAAACCGCAAACTGCTCAAGAAGAGGAGTGACGAGAAGATCGATAATGTCTCGGCTCTCCTCGACGCTTACGTCGCATACAAGGCCAACAAGGAGGCGTTCGAATGACGTACATCATTAATAACGATGGCGAGCTCGCCCACCATGGCGTGAGGGGTATGCACTGGGGCGTCCGCAAGGCGGAGCCGTCCGGTGGCTCACGCTCAGGCAGCGCAAGCACGCCCAAGAAGAAGTCCGCACCCACTCCCAAGACTCCTGAAGCAAAAGCCGCGCATGATCGTCGAATGAAGATCGGCAAGGACGTAGCTCTGGCGACGATTGCTTCCGCAGGAGCATTGGGTGTCGGAGCTCTGGCAGGTCCGGTAGCCGGTGCCGCGGTGGGCGCAGCCCTCCGAGGGGTAATCGGTGTTGCGACAACGTCACGAGACTCAAGCTTCAGCGGCGGAGGAGTGAAGATCCTGGGTCAGACGTCTTCCGGCCAATTCAAGGTCGAGCATCCCGAGACCGGACAGAAGATGACGGTCGACGCCAAGATCCTGGAGTCGATGCTCAACCAAGGCAGCCTGGACTAATGAGGGCAGGACGAACCGAGTAGTGAAAGGAGGAAGTAAATGGGACGTTTGACACGCGGACTCAAGCACATGTTCAACGCTTTCGCTGCCGATGAGGCGAGAACGATTGCAGTAACCCCGGGCTCCTATGGGGCCATGTACGGCGGCGGATCTGTTCCACATTCGGTCCGTGTTCGAGTCTCGAACGAACGCTCGATCATCTCCTCGATCTACACGCGAATGTCTGTGGACGTCGCCTCGGCCGAGTTCAAGCACGTTCGTGTCGACGACACCGGTAAGTACATTGGCGATATCTTCAGCGGTCTGAATGACTGTCTGACGACTAGCGCCAACGTCGACCAGGTTCCGGCAGCTCTTCTACGCGACTACGCTCTTACGCTCTTTAGCGAAGGCGTTGCTGCGATCGTTCCGGTCGACACAACGGTCGACCCGGCGGCTTCAGGAAGCTGGGACATCGGTTCGCTTCGAATCGGAACCGTCACCGCCTGGTATCCAAGGCATGTGAAGGTCCGTATCTACAACGATCAGCCGGACAAGGGTCTTCAGGAAGAAGTCACGATCGACAAGAGATTTGTCGGTATCGTTCAGAATCCGTTCTACGGAATCATGAATGAGCAGAACTCGACTCTTCAGCGACTGATCCACAAGCTGAATCTTCTCGACTCTGTCGACGAGCAGTCCGCATCGGGAAAGCTCGACATGATCATCCAGCTCCCCTACGTCATCAAGTCGGAGACTCGTCGCCAGCAGGCCGAGCAGCGACGGAAGGACATCGAGTACCAGCTCAAGGGAAGCAAGTACGGCATCGCCTATACGGATGGCACAGAGAAGATCACTCAGCTGAACCGTCCGGCAACGAACAACCTCATGGATCAGATCACATATTTGCAGACCATGTTGTACGACCAGCTTGGCATCACCAAGGAGATCCTCAACGGGTCTGCGGATGAGAAGACCATGCTGAACTACAACAACAGGACCATCAAGCCTCTCCTCGATGCTTTCCAGGACGAGGTCAAGCGAAAGTTCCTGACCAAGACGGCCCGAACTCAGGGTCAGACCATCATGTACTTCCGCAATCCGTTCGAGCTCATGCCGATTTCGGACTTCGCGGAGGTCTCCGATGTTCTGTCGCGTAATGAGGTCATGTCTCCGAACGAGCTTCGCCAGGCGATCGGAATGAAGCCGTCGACCGATCCGGCTGCGGACAAGCTTCAGAACAGCAACATGCCTCAGGGTACGACGCCCGGTTCTCAGACCGACGTCGTTCCCGGCGAGGTGGTTTCGTCTTCGGACTCGACCAATGCTGCTCTCGACGAAGTCAGCAAGGCGATCGATGCCGCATTCTCGGAGTTCGATCTTCCCGATGGTGGGTCTCCAAGTGGGTAAGTCGGTCGACGAGGTTATTGCGGGCGCCCTGATGCATGGGGCGCACCCTTATAACCCCGCCAAGTACGACCCCCAGAAAGCCCATGACTACTACGAGGCACACAAGAACCTCAAGGGACGTCCGCATGGGTCCAAGGAGAAAGACCGCAAGGGCCGAGGTCATGGCGCAGCCAAGCCTGCCGCAGCCAACAAAATCTCTCCGGCAGAACAAAAGCAGATCGACCACCTCAAGAGTCGACTTAGCGAACTCCAGACTCGTCTTCACGAGCTCTTGGCGAACGCAAAGAAGAACTCGCACAAGAAGGACGATCACAAGACCGCTGCTGACAAGAGCAAGGATGCTCGCGATGCCAAGAAGTATCGGGAGAAACACAAGACCGAGCTCGCCGCGAATCGCAAGCACGACTCCGGCAAGTCCGGAGGTGGCGGTGGAGGCCACGCTTCCGGTGTCGGGAGCATGACCGAAGCACAAGTTCGTGCCGCGATTGCGCGGACACGCGAAAATCTTCAGGCTGCCATCGCGAATGCGCGACGATCATGATCGGCGGCGAATCGAAGCACGGCATGATGGTCGTGCACCCACACAAGGAAGGAGACTGTCAAAATGGCAGGTACTAAGACCGCTGACTTCAGCGGCTGGGCCACCAAGGCAGGCCTCAAGTGCGCCGACGGTCGGACCATCACGCCCAATGCTTTCGCAGAGCAGGACGGGCTTCAGGTTCCCCTGGTCTGGCAGCATTTGCACAACGACCCGAGCAACATTCTGGGTCACGCGGTTCTCTACAACCGTCCCGAGGGCGTCTACTGCGAGGCCTTCTTCAACGAGTCCGAGAACGCTCAGAAGGCCAAGGAGGCTGTCCGACACAAGGACATCAACCAGCTTTCGATCTACGCCAACAAGCTCGTGGAGAAGGCCAAGCAGGTCCTCCACGGAAAGATCCGCGAGGTCTCTCTGGTCCTCGCCGGCGCCAACCCCGGCGCTCTGATCGACGCGGTCGCCATCCAGCACTCGGACGGCGTGGACACGTGGACCGAAGAGCGCGAGGACGAGGCAATCATCTACACGGGTCTCGAGTTCGAGCTCGAGCACGCCGACGCCGCTTCCGATCGCACCATCGAGGACGTATGGAACTCGATGGACGAGGAGCAGCAGAAGGTCGTCGAGTACATGGTCGGGGCTGCCGTCGAGGCTGCCACCGAGGCTGCTGCGCAGCACGACGACACCGGTGCGGACGAGCCCTCCGAGGAGGACGAGAACGCAGCCGGCGACAACAACCCCGGGGACGACCCGGGCACCGAGACCAAGGGTGCCCCGGACCCCGACAGCACCACCGACGACAACTCCGAAGAGGGCGACCTCGACAACCAGGAAGGAACCGAGACCGAGATGAAGCACAACGTCTTCGACCAGAGCGACACCAAGAAGGACGAGGGCAAGACCCTCAGCCACTCCGACATCAAGGGCATCTTCGAGAAGGCCAAGCAGCTCGGCTCCGTCAAGGACGCCGTCGAGGACTACGCCCTCAAGCACGGCATCGAGGACATCGAGGTGCTGTTCCCGGACGCCCAGTCCGTCACCGACACCCCGGACTGGCGCAAGCGCCGGACCGAGTGGGTCGCCGGCGTGATCGACGGGACCCGGCACACGCCGTTCTCGCGCATCAAGTCCATGATGGCCGACCTGACCCTCGACGAGGCCCGCGCGAAGGGTTACGTCAAGGGCAACGTGAAGCGGGAGCAGTTCTTCCGCGTCTCGAAGCGGGTCACCACCCCGCAGACCGTCTACAAGAAGCAGAAGCTGGACCGGGACGACATCCTGGACATCACCAGCTTCGACGTCGTGGTCTGGCTCAAGGCCGAGCTGCGCGTCATGCTCGAGGAGGAGCTCGCCCGTGCGGTGCTCATCGGTGACGGCCGTTCGGTCGGTGACGACGACAAGATCCTCGAGGACCACATCCGCCCGATCGCGACGGACGACGACCTCTACGCCACCACGGTGTACGTCAACATCGACGACGCGGACAGCGACTGGGAGGAGGTCGTGGACGCGCTGGTGCTCCAGCGTCGCCACTACCGCGGTTCCGGCAACCCGACGTTCTTCACCACGGAGGACGCTCTGGCCCGGATGCTCCTGATCAAGGACTCGCTCGGCCGGCGCATCTACCCGACCGCGCAGGACCTGGCCGCAGCGATCCGCTGCAGTTCGATCGTGGCCGTCGAGGTCATGGACCAGGACCCGACCCTGGTCGGCATCATGGTCAACCTCCAGGACTACACCATCGGTGCGGACCGTGGCGGCGACCTCACGATGTTCGACGACTTCGACATCGACTTCAACCAGTACAAGTACCTGCTGGAGACCCGGTGCTCGGGCGCTCT